AAGATGTGTATGCAGGCATCATGAAGGTGAAGTCAATGCCGATGCACGTCACAGCGAGCAGCGTAAACTTGATACAGGAACTGAGAAAATACAAGTGGAAGACAGACATGAATGGCAAGGTGATTGATAAGGAACCCGTAAAGATGGATGACCACCTAGTCGATGCCATGCGTTACGCTGTTTTTTCTAAACTCAAACAACCACGACTAACCTGGGGGGTTTTATGAGCATATTCGACCGACTTTTCAAACGCAAGGGCCTTAACCCGCAGATGGCATCGTATCAGATGCCTATCGCCGTAAATCAGGCACAGGTACTGCAAGGCTTCGACGCGCAGAAATACACCGAAGCATACGAAGCAAATGCCGACGTCTACGCCATCGCGTCATTCCTTGCGCGTAAGGCCGCGTCCATTCCGTGGTATGTCTACACCAAGAAGCCCGGAGCCAAGGCAAGGATGGCCCTGCAACGCTATAAGAGCCTCACCAAGGGCCTATCGAACCCCGGCGCGATGGAACAGGCGTTGATGGCGCGAAAAGCCGCCTACGATGAGAACATGGTGGTCGATGACAGCGCCACTGCCCTGCTGCTCAAAAGCCCCAACGCCTACCAAGGCCAAGACCAATTTTTCGAGCAGCTTTTTGGTATGCGGTTCCTCACGGGCGAGGGCATCATCTGGGGCAACGACGGCAACATCGACGAAGGCGAGTTCAGCGAGTTGTTCGTGATGCCAACGCAGTACATGGACATCATCGCCGACCCGCTCGACCTGTTCGGCCTTTCGGGATGGGTGCTGCAGGCCGGCAATGGGAACATGGCCCTCGAGAAGGAAGACGTGCTGCAGTGGAAGAGCTGGAACCCGCAGTTCGACAGCAGCACACGCGTCCACCTGCGTGGCGTCAGCCCGATTAAGGCGGCATGGAACAACTACCTGATGGGTGCGGAAGCGCAGAAGGCATCGGCAAAGCTCATGGCCAACGGCGGGGCCAAGGGCGCACTGGTTCCGAAGCCCGTTGGCAATCAGATTCCACTCGTCGACGAAAAGACCGCAGCACAGATGCAGATGGCCTTGGCCGACCGGGTCAACAACAACAACCGCTACGGGCAGGTGGCGATGCTGCAGACGCCTTGGGAGTTCCTGAACTTCGGCCTGACGTCAGGTGAAATGGCACTCATCGACACCATGAAATTCAGCCTTGAGCAATGGTGCCGGGTGTTCAGCATGCCTGTGGTGTTGTTCAGTGCAGAGAACATGGCTGACAACAACTACCAAAACGCACTGCGCGACCTTGTCACCAACACCATCGTGCCGATGTGTGCGCAGTTGCGGGATGAGATGAACAAATGGCTACTTCCCCGCATGGGTGACACCGACATGTTCATCGACTTCGACATTCAGGCCCTGCCGGAACTGCAGCGCGACATCGAGAAGATGGTCAACGGTCTGAAGGCGGCGGACTGGCTGACCATGGACGAAAAGAGAGTGGCCATGAACTACGAACCGAAGGGCGGCGCATATGCCACGTCCTACATTCCGCAGGGGATGATACCCATCGAACAGGCCAACATGGACGTGGACCCCGGCGAAAATGTCGGCATAATCTAAGCACATGATAACAGACGCACTGGAACAGATCTTCCTCGTGTTCATCATGTTCGGCGTGTCGATGTTCATCCTTGCCTACACCTCACGCGACAAAGAAGACATCGACCCCGATGACATGTGAACCGACAGACCAGCAGTTGGCTGAGATACACGAGAAGGTGATGGCCAAGTACCCAAAGTTGCAGACCGAGCGGACATGCATGACGGAGTTTAGGATGCGACAGGCAGCACGGAAAGCGTACCGGGAAAAACTGATGAATGAATTATCAAGAGCGCAGGCGGAAGTGGAAGGAATGGCATCGAAGGCTGTCAACCTTTGAGCGCAGGTTCCTTCCCCGCGTGCAGCGTGCCCTTGACGCAGAGGCGCGGCGGTTCATCCGGGAAGCCGAGGATGTCGGCTTTCAAACTGCATTCAAATCCCTTCGCATCGTCAATGAAGACTTACTTGGAGCGGTCACGTCGATGCACAAGGCGGTGGCTGCTTCCTTTGGCGCGGAAGTCAACAGGGAGTTGACACGCACGCAGAAGGTCAGTTTTTTCAACGCTAACTTCATCTTAAGCATCACTGAGATACTGACCCGGCAGGCCCTTGAGTTGTTGACACTGGTGGAGCGGACTACAAAGGACCGCATCCTCGACATCCTTGTGCGTCAGACCGCAGAGCAGTGGTCCTTCGCCGAGACTGCCCGGCAGATCACCCGCGAAGTGGCGAGCCCATCACGGGCACTGACCATAACGCGGACAGAGTCGAACAGAGCCGCCAACCTGGCGGCATTGGAGTCGGCAAGGGCGCAGCGATATGTGGTAACTAAGGAATGGATCAGCGTCATCGACAACCGTACCAGACGGTTCGCAGAGCGCGATGAATTTGACCACGCTGTCCTTGACGGGCGCACGGCCGAGCTCGACGAACCATTCCAACAGATAGGACGCAAGGGCACGGCCGCTGTTGCCCAATGCCCATGCGATCCGGCCGCACCTGCGGCATTCACCATAAATTGCAGGTGTGTGATGGGCTTCGAGAACAAAAGAGACGCGCAAGGTAGACTGATACCCAAATAATTGACCATGCCAGTTGAGAAGTGCGACAACGGAAAATACAGGATAGGCGAAGGCGAGTGCATATACAACACCGAAGCCGCAGCAAATAGGGCGTATCGCGCATACCTAGCTATCGAAGCGTCGGAGGATGACGATGAAGATGATGACGATGATGACCGCGAGGATATGAAAGCGCATTTCGCGATTAAGGAGCAATCATACACCGATTACCCAGAAGCGGCGAGCAACAACGCACGTCGTGCATTGAAATGGAAGGAGGAGAATGGCAGCAGTTGCGGCACACCTGTAGGGTGGACCCGCGCCCGGCAACTTGCCGACAGGGAACCGCTGAGCCGCGACACCATCGCCCGGATGGCATCCTTCAAACGGCATCAGCAGAACAAAGATGTGCCGTACAGCGAAGGATGCGGCGGCATCATGTGGGATGCGTGGGGTGGTGATGCAGGCATTAACTGGGCTATCCGTAAATTGCAGTCGATTGACACAAAAGAAAATGAAAGAATGATTTACGCATACAAGAGATTAACCCACGATGTCAAAGATGTCGACAAAAAGGCCGGCATCGTTACCGGCTATTTTGCGGCCTTCGACATCAAGGACAGTGACGGCGACATCATCCGGCCGGGAGCCTTCAAAAAGTCGCTGAATGACTGGTTCCCCATCGGTCGCATCAAGCATCTGCTGAACCATGACCCGCGTCAACCTCTCGGCAAGTTGACCGACCTGAAGGAAGACAGTTACGGCCTGTATTACGAATCCAAGATAGGAACGCACAACCTTGGCCGCGACTTCATAAAGATGGTCGAAAGCGACCTGGTGAAAGAACATTCTATCGGGTTCAACGTCAAAGGCCAAAAGAAAGGCAAGGAAGCAAATGAACTACTTGACGTAGTTTTGTACGAAGGCAGCAGCCTGACTTCATGGGGCGCCAACCAATACACCCCGATGTTGGGCCTGAAAGGCATCACAATGGAATCGCGCATCGACAGGTTGTACAAGTTGCAGAAGTTCGTCAAAAACAGTGACGCGACCGACGAGACTATCGACCTGCTGATGTTGGAGATAAAGCAACTGAACCAGTTGATCGAGGACCTGAAAAGTGAACAGGAGAGCGCAGAGCCGCAACCTGTCGAACCGAAGGCGGACCCGGTGCAAGTGGCGAAGGACGCAATGGACATTTTACTATTCAAAAACTTTAACAACTGACAACATGGAAGTGAAAGACATGGTCGCAGCCCTTGACCCCAAGTTCGGGGAGATCAAGGCACAGGTAGCCGCCGAAGTGGCCGCAATCGACAAGAAGCACGAAGCCGCTGTCGCGCAACTCAACGAAGACGCCCAAAAGAAAGGCGAGACCCTCGGCGAACTGAAAGAGAAGGTCAACGGCCTCATCGCCACCAATGGCAAACTGAAGGCCAGCATCGAGAGCGAGGCATTCGCAGACCGTCAGCGCACGATGAAGGGCGCACTGCTCGACATGGTGACCGAGAATTTCGACAGCATCAGGGAGATGAAGCCCTTTGCTGCTCAGAAGGTCGTCGGCACCATGACCCTCGGCAACAACCTGACCGGCACCAGCCAGATCAGCTACGTCGATAACCCGATCCTGCGGTCGTTCTACAACCCGCACCTGTACGATGTGTTTCGCATCATCCCGACCTCGACCGGCAACGTGACCTTCCCCCGTGGGAACACGACCATCGGCGAAGGCTCCTTCGGCACGCAGACGGAAGGCAACGCCAAAGCGCAGGTCGACTACGACGTGACGATGGTGAACACCTCGCTGTCGTTCATCGCTGGCTACGCACGCGTCAGCCGGCAGATGCTGCAGGACCTTCCGTTCCTTCAGGCCTACCTGTCGACCTCGCTGCTCGAAGACTGGAACCAAACGGTCAACAACAGCTTCATGTCCACCATCACGGCATCGGCCACCGCAGGCTCAACCTCGGCCACCCCTGTCGCTGAGCGCATCGTGGACTATATCGCGCAGCATCTGAAGCTCGGCCTCGGACAACCCAACCTCATCCTCACCACGCATGCTGTGTGGGCCTCGGTCATCAAGACCCTGCCGACCAACGGTTCCTACAGCGTACCGGGTGGCGTGGTCATCGGCCCCAACGGCGAAACGCGCCTGCTCGGCATCCCCCTGGTGCCCCACGCGCAGATTCCCACGGGCAAGATCTACGTCATGAACACCGCCGCCTTCGCCATCGCGCAGGCCAGCGGCCTCGCGGTTCGTTCCACCGAGTTCAACGAAGATGATTTCATCAAGAACCTTGTCACCTACCGGTGCGAGGCCCGTCTCGGTCTGCTTTCGTTTCAGCCCACCGCCGCCATCTACGGCTCGGCATCCTAATCTATCATTCCACAAAGGGGTCGGCATCTTGCCGGCCCCTTCACTATGCCATCCCATGATTCACCCTGACGTTTACGAAGGTTGGCGCAAGGCCGCACTGTCGGATGATTACTCATACCTGATACACCCGACCGGTCACGACGATGAAGCGTATGAGCAAAGCGGCAAGGCATACGCTGACATGATAATGTCAAAAGTCAAGGAATACGCTGACCAACTAAAGCCCAAAGTCAAGGGCATGCCCGTCATCATGGACTACGGCTGCGGGAACGGGCGCATCCTGCGGCACATCCCACAACCATCTGTAGGCATCGATATCGTCCCGGAAGCGGCAGAGATGGTCGGCGGTTACACCCCCAATGAATACACTGGCAAGGTCGACGTTATCTACTCCGTGAACGTGCTAATCCACAACACCTACTCGGACGGGTGCGCAATCATTGAGTGGATGCACGGGCGGCTGAAGAAGGGCGGCTTGCTGCTCCTGCAAATGCCTATTTACGACACCGCGAAGGAACCCACCAACTACCTCGATGTCGGCGTGTGGACCTATGACATGCTCGTCAAGGCCACTGAAGGGTTCAAAATTATCGAGGCTAAGACCAACCCCGGCAGTTTTAGCTTTGAGGCCATCGGCCCCAATCACTTTGACTTTCACACACTCACTAAACTATGACACATGCCCATCGGCAGCTATTCGGCATTCGCGGACATTATCTGCGAATTGATACACCACAGGCCGACCAAAATCCTTGACCTCGGCGTCGGCTTCGGCATCAACGGCGCAGGTATCCGTAATTGGCTCGGAAACGGTGTAAAATCGCCCGAACTGCACATCACAGGTGTGGAAGGGTGGCCGGACTACAAAAGCCCGCTATGGGGCTGCTATGACGTCCTGCACGTCATGCCCATCCAACAGTTCATCGAAGAGACCAACCAAACCTATGACGCCGTCATCATGTCGGACGTCATCGAGCATTTCGACAAGGACGAAGGCGTCCACATCCTGAAGGCCGCACACGCACTACTGAACCCTAATGGGGTGTTGTATGTCAGCACACCGGGTATATGGTCCGAACAGGGCGCGGTGCATGGCAACGAACTAGAGCGGCACCGGTCGAAATGGTCGATCGGCGATTTCCTCCCTTGCCGCATCATCCGCAACGGTTACGAAAAAGACCAATACGGCCATCAGATGGTGGTGGTCGCACTACACAACTACACTTGATGCGATTATTAAACTCTATCCACCTGTACCCACCGCAGCATGTATGCGGGGCTGAGTTCATGGCCCATTGGATAAACAAAGACGTGAAGGCTAACGGCGGGGATGTTCGCGTTCTGCTGCATCAGGCTAATCACTACAAAATCACGTCCATGTACGTCTACGACGGCATCGACGTCTTCCCGCCCGACCAGTACGTCATTGAAAAGCTGTTCACGTGGTCCGATGCCGTCACGACGCATCTAGACTACACAGACTGGACGATAGGCATGGCAGCGGTCATGAAACGGCCTGTGTTTCATCTTATCCACAACACGCACACCTACGGGAAGATTGTACTAAGCGAGAAGCCGCAGTATATCGTCTACAACAGCGATTGGGCCAAGTCTGAACTGAACTACAACCATGCCGGCATCGTGGTCCATCCTCCCGTTGATTGGCGCATCTACGACACCGATGTTGACCCGGCATTGAACGAAGCCATCACGCTGATAAACCTGGACCAAAACAAAGGGGGCCATATCCTGCGTGAGATTGCCACGCGTCTGCCCCATCGCAAGTTCATAGGCGTCACCGGATCCTACAGCGAACCGGGCAACATCGGACAGCACACACAGCAGCCGCCCAACGTCACAGTGTTGCCAAAGACCAATGACATCAAGAGTGTGTACCGGCAGACGCGCATCCTCATCATGCCCTCGCTTTATGAGTCATGGGGCCGCACGGCAACGGAGGCGATGTGTAGCGGCATTCCCGTGATTTCATCCGGCACGCCGGGCCTTCGGGAGAACTGCGGCAAGGCCGGCATCTACGTCGACCGCGATGACATCAACGGGTGGTGTGAAGCTATCGAACGCCTGTTCCATCACAAAGCATACGACAAGGCAAGCCGCGCCGCCAAGGTGCGCAGCCGGGAACTTGACCCCGCCGCCGAATTGGCTAACTTGCGGGTGTTCATGGCATGGGCCGTGAACGACTACAAAAGCAAAACATGAATCTCTTACTTGATACCGAGGTCCTGCAGGACTACACTGGCGAACCCGTCAGCGTATCCGATGCAAAGGCATACATGAAGGTGAACTTCACGGACGATGACAGCCTAATCGAAAGCTTAATTGCAAATGCCATCCGGTGGCTTGAGAACTACACCGGCAGGTCCTTCAAACAGCGGTCGATGAAGTACACCGTGGAGATGACCGCGCAGGAATGGTACAGGCTTCCCGAACCCGTCATCAGCGTCGATGCCGTCACCTATGAAGACGTAACCCTCGCGCTGAACCATCTGACCATCGCCGGCCCGAACATAAAGGTCCACTTCGATGGAGTTTTCGACATTTATTTCACAACGGGGTACACCACGCTGCCCGATGACATCCGCAATGACATCCTCGCCATCACGGCATACACCTATCAAAACAGGGGCATCGACCTGAGCAATGAAGGGGCAAACCTTGTCGACTTCCCCATGTTGGCATCGCAGTATTACCGGAGGGTGCCGATATGAATTTGAAACTGACAGGCGTACAAAAGGTGCTGAACGATCTGGCGAAACTTGACAGCAAGGTGACGGCATTCGTCGATGGCGAATTACAGGCCGGCGCAAATGATATGACCCGACTTGCAAAGCAAAATGCACCGGCCAACTTCGGCCAGCTGCGAA